TACAGTCTATGCATTTACAGCTAGCATTTACGACGCTGCAACTGGAAAAATTCGATTACAATTAACAAGTGGTCAATCTGAAGCCATTCCTGCGGGAAGATGGTTGTACGATGTCGAGATTACTTCTCCTTCTGGTACAAAAACCAGAGTGGTAGAAGGGATCGTTACAGTAAACGCACAAATCACTCAAATATAATTATGGCAGAAATTACAGCAGTCGTAACACCTGATGAAGCATTAACAGTTGCGGTGTCGGAGGGTACATATGTGCTCAACACTTCAACTAATTTGGCTAATCCAGCCGTAGTAGAATCAGTTTCTAATATCGCAGATGTCGATACAACTACTAAAATTAATGGATCAGTCCTAGTATATAAAACAACAACAAACAAGTGGACATCCACCACCACCCTCGATGCGCAAAACATGGAAGGTGGAGAATTTTAACGGAGAAATAAAAGATGGCATCTATTATTCGCATAAAGCGTTCGTCAGTAACAGGTAATCCAGCAACGCTGGGTGTTGGCGAATTAGCGTATTCAGCCTTAACAGATAATGGTTCAAATGGTGGTGACAGACTATACATTGGTATGGGTACGGAAACCGCAGGTAATGCTGCAAATCACTTTGTGGTTGGTGGTAAGTATTTCACCGACATGCTGGATCATACTCCAGGTACGCTAACTGCGTCATCTGGTCTTATTGTTGATGCATCAAGTAAATTAGATAACCTTAAAGTTGATAATCTCGACTTAAATGGTAACACAATCTCTTCTACTGATACCAACGGTAACATTACTCTTACACCAAATGGCACTGGTAAATTAGTTCTTAATAATGTTTATATTAACGGAACTACAGACAGTCTCGCAGAGTTTATCTATGATACAGTTGGTGGTGCGGTAACTGGTACTGCAAGTCAAATTAGTGTTACTAACTCAGATGGTGGTAATACTTCTACCATTGCTTTAATTAATACTGCAGTTACTGCAGGTAGTTACGGTTCTGCCACTGCGATTCCCACTTTCACTGTTGACGCACAAGGTCGTTTAACTGCTGCTTCTACTGCTTCAATTACTACTTCTCTTGGTATCGCTGGTGACACTGGTACAGATACCATTGCTCTTGCGACTGATACTCTAACATTTGCTGGTGGTACTGGTATTACTTCAACAGTAACTTCAGCAACTAATACAGTTGACTTTAGTATTGATAACACTGTTGCTACACTAGATGGTACTCAGACTCTTACAAATAAGACTTTAACTAGCCCATCATTAACTACTCCAACTATTGGATCTGCTGGTGCTATTTTCTCAGGTACTACAGGCACTACAACTGTTGTTGCTTCTTCAGCTGCTGGTTCTACTACTTTAACTCTACCTGCTGCAACAGATACATTAGTTGGTAAAGCCACTACTGATACACTAACAAACAAGACAATTGCTGCTGGTTCAAATACTATCACTGGTTTAACTAATACCAATCTTAGTGGCTCTGCTGGTATCACTAATGCAAACTTAGCAAACAGTTCAGTTACTATTGGTAGCACAACAGTTGCTCTTGGCGCAACTTCTACTTCTCTTGCTGGATTAACTTCTGCTACATTTGTAGGTTCTACTTCTGGAACTACTCAAATCTTATCTGGTGCAACTGCTGGTTCTAGTGTATTAACATTACCAGTTGCCACAGATACTCTAGTTGGTAAAGCGACTACTGATACATTTACTAATAAAACATTCAATACAGCTGCTACTGGTAATGTGTTCCAAATTAACGGAACAGGCATTACTGCAGTAACTGGTACTGGTTCAGTTGTTCTATCATCTAGTCCAACTCTGGTAACTCCAACTCTTGGTGCTGCTACTGCCACAAGTATTAATGGCTTAACAATTAGCTCAAGCACTGGCACTCTAACTATTGCCAACGGTAAGACTCTTACCGCAAGTAATACTTTAACATTTACTGGTACAGATACTTCTTCTGTGGCATTTAGTGCAGGTGGTACTGTTGCTTATGTAGCAAACAAACTAAGCGTATTTGCTGCAACCACTTCTGCTGAACTTGCTGGTGTTATCTCTGATGAGACTGGTACTGGTGTTCTAGTATTCTCTGAGAGTCCAACTCTGGTAACTCCAACTCTTGGTGCTGCTTTAGCAACTAGCGTTACTGCCACTTCTGGCAATATGACTGTTGGTGCAGCTTCTGGTAACAATAGCGTTAATCTAGTTCCAACTGGTACTGGTTCTGTTGATGTTGCCAACAAACGAATTACTTCTGTTGCTGAGCCTACTCAATCCACTGATGCTGCAACTAAGAACTATGTTGATGCAGTTAAGACTGGTCTTGATGTTAAAGATTCAGTTATTGTTACTACAACTGGTAACCTAACTGCCACATATTCCAACGGAACTTCTGGTGTTGGTGCAACTCTTACTAACTCTGGCACTCAAGCTGCAATTACTATTGACAGTAGAGTTCTAGTTGTTGGAGAGCGTGTTCTTGTTAAAGATCAAACAACTGCTCTGCAAAATGGTTTCTATAAAGTTACCACTGTTGGTACTGCTTCTGCAAACTGGGTATTGACTCGTACAGTTGATGCTGATGAAGACAGTGAAATTACTCCAGGTGCATTTACTTTCGTTGAAGAAGGTACTGTTGGTGGAAACAATGGTTATGTATGTACCAATGTTGGTGCTATTACTGTCGGTACTACTGCAATTACCTTTGTTCAATTCTCTGGTGCTGGTTCTGTTATCGCTGGCGATGGTTTAACAAAGACTGGTAATACTCTAAATGCAGTTGGTACTAACAACCGTATCTCTATCTCTGCTGATGCAATTGATATCTCTTCAAGCTATGTTGGTCAAGCAACCATCACTACTCTTGGAACTATTGGTACTGGTACTTGGCAAGGTTCAGTAATTGCTGGTGCATATGGTGGTACTGGTGTTGATAATACTGGTAAGACAATCACTTTAGGTGGTAATCTTACCACTTCTGGTGCACATAGTACTGCGCTAACTACAACTGCCAATACTACATTAACATTACCTGTTACTGGTACTCTTGCTACTTTAGCTGGTACTGAAACATTCACTAACAAAACTCTAACTGCTCCAGTTATTGCAACTATTGTTAACAGTGGAACATTAACACTACCAACTTCAACTGATACTTTAGTTGGTCGTGCCACTACTGATACGCTAACTAACAAAACAATCACTGGTGCAGTAATTACTACTGGTAGTATTAACAATACTCCAATCGGTGCTTCTACTGCAAATACTGGTGCGTTTACAACTCTTGCAGCTTCTGGTGCAGTAACCTTTACTGCTACTACTGATGCTTCTGCTCTTGGTACTGCTGCAGCTGTATTGTCTGGTGGTTTATCTGTTGCTAAGTCAATGTTTGTTGGTATTAATATTACTGGTGCTGGTGCAGGAACTTCAACTCTGGATGGATTCCAGATTGATGGTGGCACTTATTAATTTGAACTAAATACATGGTGGGTGTAATTCCCACCCCAGTATATACTGGTTGTTTTAATTCTACATAGAATAGGTTATTATGGCTAACACAGTCGTTCTCAAACGAAGTGCCGTTACAGGCAGAAATCCAACCACAAGCGATCTTGCGCTTGGAGAGTTAGCACTCAACACATACGATGGTAACCTATTCTTCAAAAAAGACAGTGGAACTGCTTCCATTGTTACTGTTGCCACATTAGCTGGCACACAAACCCTCTCAAATAAAACCCTAGCATCTCCTGTAATTACTGGCACGATAACTGCAGGTGGTGGTGTAGGTACTAATGGACAAGTTCTGGCATCAACAGGATCTGGTCTTCAGTGGATCACTAAAGATGTTTCCACACTAGACAGTTTAACAGATGTGACTATTAGTTCTGCCACAACAGGACAAGTTCTTAAATTTTCTGGCTCTGCTTGGATTAATGCTGCATCTGATGCAGTTATTGCTTCTGCCGTATTTGCAACAAATGCACAATCAGATCTAGGGTCTGTTACAGATTTAATTCTTTCTGCAACAGAAGATCTTGGGTCAATTACTGATGTGGCTTCTCTTATCTACGATATGGGTCAATTAAAACTTGACGGTATCGTTTCGTTATCAAATATTGATCAATCGGTTAAAGCTGACTATATCGGCTACTCGATTATTTTTGGATTCTAAAGGAATAAAATGGCTCGCCAATTAGTTGAAAAATATATTTTCTCTCCGAATGTTGCTACTGCAGGTTATGTAAAATTTCCTGGAAAGGTTGATGCAACTCAACTATTGATTATTGCAAATAAGACTTCGCAAAATAATATTTACGCTATTGGTGATCCAACTCGTGGTGGTACTGTTGTTTATAGTGCTTCTGAAGATGCTGGTTTCTACACAGAACAAGTAGGTGTTACTACTGTAACATTTACATATGACACTTCAACGATGTCAGCAAATGATAAGATTGCCATCTATACTGACGCACCGAAAAACATCGGTAACATTGTTCGTCCATATTTTATGGGTGTTGATGCTATTGAAAGAATGCGTGTTGCCAATCCTCAGTCGCTAATTGATGCTGACTTCGAATATGGATTGCAACCTACTAAATGGCAGAACTATGCTGAAATTAGAAACATTCCAGGAATTTATGAAAAGCCAGGATTGGACTTATTCCTTTCTGATGTTACTACCAATGGTGCTTCACCATCAACAATTACTGTAACTACCTCTGCACCACACGGATTGTCCGTGGCAGATCCAGTTATTCTGTTTGGTTTAACTGGTACTGCTAACTATGCTCGAGCAGAAGGTGCTTTCGTTATTGCTTCTGTACCTACCAGCACTACATTTACATATTTTGCTAAAGGTATCGTAGGAACAAACGCACTATCAATTTATGGTGGTTCAACATATGGTCGTCGTGGTGGTTTCTATGAAGGTTCTGATTTACCAATTACTTCTGTTTCTTCAAATGCAGCCAATCCTTCAGTAATTACTGTCACTTGTTCTGCCAATCATGGTTTAGTTCCAGGTGCTCCATTAGTTGGTATTGCATCTTCTGCTGGTTCTAATCATGGATTACTAACAGGTAACTTCTTTGCGGAGTCAGTTCCATCCGCAACAACATTTACATTTACGGCTCGTGTCGGTGGAGCAGTTGCAAATAGCTCAATTACCACGACAATGTATACTCGTTCTGACGCATTCGTTATCCACAGACCATTCGATGGTGGTGTTCAGTTAGGTAATTTCTTACCTTCACATGGTGCATCAATTTCTCGTCAAACTAAAAAATACATGCGTTACCAATCAGGTAAAGGTGTACTTTGGACTTCAGGTGTTTTGTTTAATCCTGTTATGAACCTTGACCAAATTTCTGCTGCAGCAACTGGTGCTGGTTCTCTTATTACTGTTACAACTGAATTAGACCATGGTCTTCAAGTTGGTGCCACTGTTGAAATTGCTGGTGTCGTTACATCAGGATATAATGGAACATATGGTATTAATACTATTACCAGCGAGAATACATTCACTGTAGTTGCAGCAGTTTCTCTTGGTGCAGCTTCTGCAGTTGTTACAAATTTACCTCGTGTCACTCTTAAAACTTGGCATGGAGCATCTGTTCGTATGGGTGCATTCGATGATCAAAACGGATTGTTCTGGGAATTTGATGGAAAAGAATTAGCAGTTGTTAAACGATCTGCCACATATCAAATTTCTGGTTTCTGCACTGTTACTCCAGGATCTCAAGCAGTTGTTGCTACATCTGGTCGTTTCACCCAACAGTTAAAGGCTGGTGATCGCATCGTTATTCGTGGTATGACTTACATGGTAGGTTCTATTGCAGACGATAATAACATGACAATCAATCCCGCATATCGTGGTGTTAATGGTTCAACTGGTATTAAGTTAGCCACTGTTATTGACTACCGTATTCCACAATCTCAATTTAATATTGACGCTTTAGATGGAACTGGTATTTCAGGTTACAATATTAATCTGAATAAAATGCAAATGATGGGAATTTCGTTCTCATGGTATGGTGCTGGTTTTATTGACTTTATGTGTCGTGGTTCAGATGGTAATATGATTCTTGCACATCGCATGAAACAAAATAACATTAACGATGAAGCATACATGCGTTCAGGTAATACTGCA